GCAGCAACCGTCCGTTGTTCCCGACCGTCGCCCCGTACAACGCCTCCGGCACGCAGGACGCGGGCAGCTGGAACGGCAACCCGCTCGGCTTGCAGCTGGTGGTCGACAAGAACTTCGCCACCGGCTCGGGCGCGGACCGCATCATCGTCGCGACCGCCGCAGGCCGCTACGCAGGATTCGAGATCTACGAGAACCAGCGCGGCCTCGTCGCCATCGACAAGCCCGAAGTCCTCGGACGCCAAATCAGCTTCCGGGGCTACTTCGCCACGCTCGCCATCGACGCGACCAAGATCCAGTACGTCAACTGGACCTGAGTTAGGAGGGTCGCATGGCGACCTACACCACGACACAGGCACAAATCACCGACAACGTCGGCGTCGTCAAGACCCTGACCTCGACCCCCCTCGAGGTAGGCAACACGCTGACGTTGTCGGGATTCGCGTCACCGTTCACCGCGCTGAACGCGACGTTCGTCGTCACGGCAATCCCGCAGCACCTGTTCCTCGGTGTCGACGACCAAGGCGACTACGTCTACGACTACGACATCCCGATCACGAACCAGATCGCGGTTGCAGTCACCGCAGCCGACCAGACACGCGCCCCGGCTGCCGCGACCATCACGTTCACGCCGACCTGCAGCTGGGTGAGCATCGCAGACGTCGAGGACTGGCTCGGATTCACCGTCACCAATCCCTCAAGCGACTACGACCTGCTCAACATGGCGGTCGGCGCAGGCAACCAGTTCGCGTGGCGCCGCCGCCAAGAGGCGGGCTACTTCGACAGCCTGACGACCGTCCCGTCGACCGACGTCAAGCTCGGAACCGTCATGTACTGCGGCTACCTGTACAGGATGCGCGGCAGCGCCAGCGAGTCCTACGCCGCGTACGACCCGCTCGCGACGTCCGGGCCGATCGGCGGCTCGTTCGTCGAAGTGCTGCGACTGCTCGGCATCAACCGCCCGCAGGTCGCCTGATGGCTGACGACCTCAAAGCCGGATACAACGACCTCCTGTCGCTGCTGGGGGCGATCGTCAACCTCCCGGTCGTCTCCAGCAGCGACCCCCGCAACATCAACCCGCCGTGCGTGCTGGTCGACGCGCCGTCGTTCGTCATGCACACCAACACCATCCCCGAGATGCAGTTCAGCATCAAGATCATGACCGTCGGCCCGGGCGACAGACGCGCACTCAACGACCTGCTCGACCTCGCCGACAAGATACGCGCCGCCAACCTCGGCTTGCAATCCGGGCGACCGACCGTCGTCCAAATCGGGTCGCAAGACTTCGCCGCCTACGAGCTGACCCTGTCCACTAAAGTCGTGCCATGACCAAGCTGCGCGTCACCACCGACCGCCTCAACGGTGCCAAAAAAGGCGACATCATCGACGTCGCCGACTCAAGCGTCGTTGAGTACCTCATCAACTCGCTGCAAGTCGAGCTGATCGAGGACGCCCCGGTAGCGGACGTTGTCACCAAAGTCAAGAACGCAGCCACTAAGGTTGGACGCAGGAAACGGAAGGACTAAATCATGGCAACCACAGTTCTCAGCAACCCAGTCGTCTCGGTCGGTGCCTCCAGCCCCGGCACCGCCCTCACCACGCAAGTCGTGTCTGCCGTCGTCAACACGTCGCAGGAACAGCTTGACTCGACCGCGTTCGGGCAGACCAACCGCACCTACGTCGGCGGCCTGACCAACTGCTCGATCACGCTCACGCTGCTGATGGACTACAGCGCGAGCTCGACCTACGCGCTGCTCAACAGCCTCGTCGGTGCGTCCGCGACGTACGTCGCCGTCAAAGCCACGACCGCCGCGATCAGCGCCACGAACCCCGAGTTCCAACTGACGAACGGGTACCTCGAGTCGTTTGACGTCGTAAATGCCAGTCTCGGGACCCTACAGCAGGTCGAGTGCGTGTTCGTCGGAGGCACCCTCGTCAAGGACGTCACCCCGTAATCAACCGCGCATAGAAGGGCAGCACCATGAAACTGACGTTCACCGTCACCTACCTCACGCCTGCAGGCAAATCGCAGACCGACGACGTCGAGATCACGCTCGGCGACTTCGCTGCGTGGGAACGCAAGACCGGGCGCCGCGTGCAAGACCTCGCGACCGGGATGGGCATCAACGACATGGGCTACCTGTGCTGGCATCGTCTCCACAAGACCGCGCGCGAAGGCCGCGACTACGAGACGTGGATGGAGTCGCTGCAGCTAATCGAGTCGCAGGCGGTCGACCGCGCAAACCCTACGGAACAGGCACCGTCCGAAGGCAGCTAGCGGCGCTGCTGCTCGCAACCGGGTGGTGGCCCCCGGACGTTGTGTTCGACGTACAAGACCTGCAGACGGTACTACTCTTGGATGAGAAACGTCGCAAAGGAAAGAAACGATGACCGCCGTCTACGCCGAAGTCAAGCTCGTCGGCATCAAAGAGGCCGTCAAAGAACTGAACAACATCGACAAGAGCGCTCGGCGCGAACTGACCCGCGAATACAAGCGCATCGTCGAGCCTGTCATCAGCGAAGCCAAGCAACGCATCCCGCTCGGCGCCCCGGTCTCCGGGTGGAACCGATCGTGGACGACCAAATCCGGCAAACAGCTGCTGCCTTGGGACGGTGCCGTCGCCGACGACTACATCAAGGCGCGCGTCAGCGGCAAGAAGCCGCGCGAATACAACGGCATGATGTCGAACCTCGCCGTGTTCTCAATCGCGTGGTCGGGTGCGATCAACACCATCTACGACCTCGCCGGGCGCACGTCTCGCGGCGCGACCAAGGCCGGGGCGAACATGATCCGAGGAATCGAGTCGCGCAAGGGCAAGGCGTCGCGCGTGTTGTGGCCCGCGTACATGGCGAACCAAGAGGAAGTCGCTCGCCGGATGCAGGACTTGCTCGACAGGCTGTTCGAGCGCGTGAAGTTCGGAGTCTGACATGGCAGTAGTCATCCCCATCGTCTCCGAGTTCGACGGCAAAGGCATCAGCCGCGCAGTCAAAGAGTTCCAGCAGCTCGAGGGCGCAGGCGAGAAAGCACAGTTCGCGCTCAAGAAAGCCGCAGTCCCGGCAGCTGCCGCGCTCGCAGGCGTCGCAGTCGCAATCGGCGACGCGACCAAGGCGGCGATCGAGGACGCCAAGGCGCAGCAGATGCTCGCGTCGGCAATCGAAAAGAACACGGTCGCGGGCGAAGCCAACGTCCGGGCGGCGGAGGCGTACATCGAGAAAACGATGATGTCTGCGGCGGTCGCCGACGACGTGCTGCGCCCGGCGCTTGGGCAGCTCGTGCAGACAACGGGCGACCTGACGTACAGCCAAGACATTCTCAACACCGCGCTTGACGTATCGGCTGCGACCGGGACCGATCTTGCGACCGTCGTGGATGCCATGTCCAAGGCGGCGGTCGGCAACACCAAGGCGCTCGGCAACCTCGTCCCCAGCGTCCGGGACAACATCGAAGCAGGCCAAACGCTTGATCAAATCATGCAAGAGTTGGCCTTTTCAATGGGCGGGGCGGCGAGCGAAGCCGCCAACACCGCCGAGGGTCAGATGCGACGCCTTGAGCTCACGATCGGCGAAACCAAGGAAGCGATCGGCGCCGCCTTCCTCCCCATTCTCGAGCGTCTCCTCCCGGTGCTGCAGGACATGGCGTCGTTCGTGCAGGAAAACAGTGACGTCATCGCCAAACTGCTCATCGGTGTCGGTGCTTTGTCTGCCGGGATTCTGGCACTTAACGCAGCCATGAAGGTCTACAACGCGACGCTGGTCGTGGTACGTCTGGCAACAGGAGCATTAGAAACCGCCAACTTCGGTCTCGATTTGAGCTACGCAAGTCTCGGAAGCCGTCTTGCGCTGTTTTCGGGCATCGTCGCATCGTTGGCGATCACCTTTGACGGACTGTCAAAAGACGGCGGGCGCGTGTTCAAGGACTTGTCGGGCCGCGTCGCAGAGTTCGTCAACCTCGGCATCGCAGGATTCGAGGCGCTCGCCAACAGCGCAGTCGCAGCCGTCAACTACATCAACAGCGCGTTCAACGCACTCCTGCCCGGCGACCCGTTCAGCAAGTTGGACCCCGTCAAGCTTGGCAGACTGTCACAGACACCGTTCGGCGACCCCAACGCGCCCTCAGGCAAAGGCGCTGGGACACCCGGCCCGACCAGCGGACCAGATTTCGTTGAGCGCACGTT